GACGAAAAGCTGGCTCTGCTGGAAAACTACAATCCCGGCCAGCCCGCACCCGCAACTGACCCGGCCCCTGCCGCCGACCCCGAACCCGCGCCTGCTCCCGCGCCCAAGCCTGATAAGGCTACTGAGCTGATGAATGAAGTCAAGTGGAAGCGCGAACGCGACAAGCTGACTTCCGAGAACGCCAACCTGAAACGTCAGCTTCGCTCCCGGATGAGCGAGGAAGAAGCCCGTGAAGCAGACCGCAAGGCAGAGATGGAAGCCCGCGATGCTGAGCTTGAAGCACTGCGCAGGGACAAAACCCTGAGCAACTACCGCGCAAGTTTCATCGGACGTGGATTCGATGAGGGCATGGCCCAGAAAGCCGCCGAAGCGCTGGCTGACGGTGACGCTGAAACCCTGTTTGACATCATGGCGCGGCGTGACCTGAGTTGGGAAAAGACCATGCGGGCAAAGATTCTGGCCGAAACACCGAAGCCTCCCGCCAGTGATCCCAATAGCGAGGAGTACAAGAAGCAGGATCAGGCGAACCTCCGCCGCCTGTTTGGACTGCCTCCCACCAAATGACAAAAATAGGCGATTGTAAAAGTCCGAAGAAAATGAAGTGGTATTTCTACACTTATAGTATAGAAATATCGATAATGGCAGCTTGTTTTCTTGCTGAAGCGGAGAAAAATCTGCTGCATGAGTCTCTGAAAGCATCTGCTTTCATTAAATTCTTTGACATTTACAATCGACTAAATGACAAAAAACATAGGAGGAAAGAGATATGTCTTTCTCTAATACGATTGCTCTTGCTCAGCGGTATCTGCCGCTGCTGGATGAAGTCTACAAGTACAGTTCCCGCTCTGCCGTTCTGGATAACCCCAACGTCCAGTTCATCGGCGGCAATGCCGTGAAGGTGTTCAAGACCTCCATGGACGGTCTGGGTGACTACAGCCGCAATAACGGCTATGTGAACGGCAACGTGAATGGTTCCTGGGAGACCATGACTCTGGATCAGGATCGGGGCCGTTCCTTCCAGATTGACCGAATGGACCAGGAGGAGACCCTTGATCTTGCCTTCGGCACCCTGGCCGGTGAGTTCATCCGCACTCGTGTGACCCCGGAAGTTGATGCCTACGCTTTCGCAAAGCTCTGCGGCGCTACCGGCATCCAGAAGGCGACTGCCGCCGACATTACGCCTGGCACCACGGACGTACCGGGCCTGATTGACACCGCTACCAAGGCGCTGAACGAGGCCGAGGTTCCCGAGGAAGGCCGTCTGCTGTTCATCTCTGAGACTGCCTACGAGGGCCTGAAAAACAAGATCGCCCGCTTCACCGAGAATGGCGAACGTGCCATCTACAACGGCATTGAGGCGTACAACGGCATGCGCGTCATCCGCGTGCCCCAGACCCGCTTCTATACTGCCATCACGCAGTATGACGGCGTGACTTCCGGTCAGGAAACCGGTGGCTACGTCGGCACTTCCGGCGCTTATCCCATCAACTTCCTGATGGTTCATCCCAGCGCCGTCCTGAAGGTGATGAAGCATGTCCTGCCGCGTATCTTCACTCCCGACATCAACCAGGCTGCTGATGCTTGGAAGTTCGACTACCGCGCCTATTGGGACACCTTCGTCTACGCGAACAAGGCTCAGGGCATCTACCTGCACAACGCGGCTACTGCCCTGACCTAATCGGAGGGCAATGCGATGGCTGTAATGCAGACACCGCATGGTCGGGTGATTGGGCTGGTCCCTGTAAAGGATCAGCCCAAGCCTGAACCCATTGCGGAGAATGAACCTGTGACAGAGGAAAAGGTCGAGCCGGTTGCCAAGAAACCGGGCAGGCCCCCAAAAAAGTAACGCACAAAGGAGGGTAGGGCGATATGACCATGAACACCGAGGAAAAGCTGATGATGGTCAAGGCGATTCTGCGTATCGACGATACGTCTGAGGACGCGCTTATCACGACCTACCTGACCCTTGCGAAACGTGAAATTCTGGGCTGGCGGTACTCCAATGCAAACCCTGACAATGTGCCGGAGGATGTGCCTGCTGAATACGAGATGACGCAAGTAATGTCTGTCGTCGCCGGATATACGCAGAGCGGCGTAGAGAGCCAAGTTCTGAGTATAGAGAACGGCATACACAGGCACTTCAAGTATGCTGACATGGTTGAGTATATTCGCAACAATGTTATCCCGATTGCCGGTGTTTTGCGCACTAAAACTGCCGCTGACGATACCGGCGACGATACGGGCGGTGATACTGGTGGGACGGACAGCGAACCGTAACAAGCAACCGTTTTGGTACGCGCTGTATGACGCTACAGTCGAGGACTACGACGACTACGGCAACCAGATAGGCACTCACTCGGACTACAGCAACCCTGTCAAGGCATACGCCAACATCTCTCCCGCCCGTGGTGATGTCACTGCCCGCCAGTTCGGTGACGATGACCTGTATGACAAGGAAGTCCTTATCGAAGAGCGCGACACGCCGATCAATGAGTACGCGGTGCTGTGGATAGATCATGTGCCGCAACTGGACGAGAATGGCGCGTTGGTAGTGGACGATAACGGCAGACCCGTCACTCCGTGGGACTACATCGTCAAGAAAGTTGGGCGGGGTCTGCCTATCTTTGGCAATACGCTGTTGGCCGTAAGCAAGGTGAGCGTGTCGTGAGCAGGACTATCAAGCTTGGCTTTGACAGCGCCAGCATCATGAGGGCACTCAAAGAGCTGGAAGGGTATCAGCTATGGCTCCGAGAGAAGGCTGATGCGCTTGCTATTGAGCTGACAACACGCGGACTTGACTATGTAGCAATGCGCTTTGAAAGCGCTTACTACAAAGGACCGCGCGATGATGTCAGCTATGATGTCGAGGATAGGGGAAACGGCGTCTACGCGATTGTCGTGAACGGTGAGACGGCAGTCATCATTGAGTTCGGCGCTGGTGTCACCCGGGGTTACGGTCATCCGCAAGCCGCAGAGTTCGGTTTTGGCCCGGGCACTTATCCAGGACAGACCCATGCCATGGACCCGAACGGCTGGTATCTCCCAGGGTCTGCCGGTGGTGGACATACAGATGGCAACCCGCCCAGCATGTCGATGTACAACACCGCAAAAACACTGCGCGACGAACTTGCCGACATAGCGAGAGGGGTGTTTGAAGATCGTTAGTCCAGAGAATGTCATCTTTACGATCATAGCCACCTCCATCCGTGCGCAGGTGAAAGACGTATACGTCGCTGGTGAGTACGTCAGTCAGCCCCCAAAGTTTCCCGCTGTCAACATCGTTGAATCAGACAACTTCCCAGTGCGGTCAACGCAGACGAACGCCAACCTCGAAAAGACCGCGCAGGTTGTCTACGAGGTCAACGTGTACAGCAACAAGACAAAGGGCAAAAAGGCAGAGTGTAAAGACATCGCCGCCCTTATCGATACTGAGTTCATGAGACTGGGATTTACGCGCCTTGTGCTGAATCCCATACAGAACATGAACGATGCAACCATCTACCGCATGTACGGCAGATACCGTGGCGAGGTCGCCGTGGATGCAGATGGGAACTACATTGTATACAGGAGGTAATGAGATATGTCCCAGGCGATCTCTACTTTTCAGTGCAATCTGATGGCTGGTTCCGGCACTAGCACCATCACATGGGCGCAGCTCGTCGAGATCAAAGATTTCCCGGACCTGTGGGGCGCTCCCGAGGCTCTGGACAAGACCACGACCTCTGACCCTCAGTACACCTACATTGAGGGCATCAAGACCAACGAGCAGAAGTCCTTCACCTGCAACTACAACGCCACCGACTTCGCTAAGATCAAGGCGCTGGAGGGCACCGAGACCCCCGTCGCCATCTGGTTCGGCGCGACTGAGAATGGCGGTGTATACACTCCGGACGGCAGCTTGGGCAAGTTCGAGGGCAAGGCGTACATCAACGTGTACATCAATGGCGGCGCTGTCAACGAGGTCGTGAACATGACCGTCACGCTGACCATGACCCAGGGCTTCGAGGCTGTCAGCTAAACCACAACCGCGTACACATGGGCAGGAGATTGATTCTACAGGGTTAACTCCTGCCCATTTTCAAATGATACTGATGTGATGAAAGGAAACATCGAGCATGAGCAAGCAGATTAACTTTGAATATAAGGGCAAACAGTATTGCCTTGAATATACACGCGCCTCCGTGAAGTACATGGAGCAGATGGGCTTCAATCCCAATGATGTCGGCGACAAGATGATGACTCGCCTACCTCAGCTTTTCCGCGGTGCTTTCATCGCCCACCATCCCGACGTGAAGAACAAGGTCGTGGACACCATCTATGATACGATGGATGACAAGGTTGGCCTGTACAAGTGCTTGTTCGAGATGTTCAGCGATCCCTACAACGAGATGCTGGAATCTCCCAAGGGTGACAAGGGAAACGTAATCAGCTGGACGGCGAACTGGGATACGGAGGGGAACGAGGACTAACACCCTCCCAGCCGTCCGATGATACACCACAAAAGCGCACAACGTATACTGAAGTTTTTGAGGCAGCGTTTCCAGAGTATCTTGCGATGGGCATGACCTATGACCTGTATTGGAATCAGGA